CGCACCTGTGGGCCTTTTTCTTTTACCGCCGTTTTGCCAATGATTCGGGCTTAATCCTGCGGCTGCTCCGGCACGGTTAGTTTTGTTCTTCTTCATGTCTCCTCCCGCAGGTTAACCGGAAGGACAATTTTGATGTTCTCACGCTTACCTCTTTCACCTGATCTAATAACGATTGCGTCTTTCGGTCCTCTTAAATCAATTTTTGCAAGTGGAAACCTATCACCGAAATCACTGATTGAAGCCAGCGCATCTTTCAGAAGATTTGCATTTACTCCTATGGTCAGTCCCTTCGGCTCTACCATTAAATCACTCACCATTTTGTCCACTTCATAATACTCACCTTCTGGCTGAACATATCCTATGATAGATTCACCGACCTGCACATAAAGGCGGTTATTAGAAACCTCGATATCAACATAAGAATCATGCCGTGTTATCTTCGGAACGTTTGGCTTTATGTAACATGAAAATGATTCATCGGATTCCGTAATATCTGCATATTCAATCGAAACCTTATGCCCGTCAAGTGCTGCGGCTTTAATCGTTTTGGTTTCTACATCTACTTTCAAATAAATCCAAGGTAATTTACCTCCCTTATACTCAGGTCCAACAAACCTCTTTGTATTATCAATGATTCTCTTAAAATCCTTTGCGGATATTCTCGCTTTCATTCCTCGCTTACCTCCTTATCCTGTGGCATCTGGAACACGGTATTGTATACCCTCATGTAAGGCGTATTACCTGGAATATGAGCGTCTATCTCGCAACTGCTTTCATAGGCTTGCTGGATCAAATCCAGAACCTTGATGGCATTCTGCTTGCTTGCGTACTCCCCGATGTAAGACACTTTTTCGTCCCCGGAATATGTAACCTTCCATAAATCTGCTGATTCATAGCACTGGAAATACCCGTCTTTTGTTTTCTGGAAACCGATAATATCTACGGATTCTATGTTGCTTAAATTTACAAGGCTTTCTTTATCCTGACTTCTAATCAGCATTCCTCGCTCACCTCCTCAATATTTCTCATGAAATCACCGTAAGGCGTAGGATAGACTTCATTAAACTTTACCCATGCCCGGTGTCTGGCCTGTTTCTTATTGTCGGCTGTAACACGGATTCCCCAGCCGTTGTACTTGACTATGTAATTCATGGGCTCACTTCTTTCCTTTCTCGCTTTCAAATTCAATAGCTTTCTGCTGTAAATTTTCAAGCAATTGAGGTATGTTAAGCCGTTTTATAGTGTCTGCCGCAAGCTGGTCTTTCAGGTTTGCTTCTAAAGTTTTCAAGACGGTTTGCTCTGCTTCTTCCTTCGCAGTACGAATCATTTCGCTTACTTTTCCCGCAAGCTCCTTTTCCAAGTATTTATTAACGAAATACTCATTGAGAGATGTGTTTTTATCGCTGTCGTATCTCGGTGTGTGCCCATCTCTATCAAACACTTTTCTGTTAAGGAAATCTGAGTACCTTCTTCCAACAAACTCAGTCATTGATTCGTATTTAACTTCATCACTCCACGAACTGGTCTTGTAAGGAATCTTCATGCTTGCAATTTTTTCTTCGCAAACATTTTCTATGAAGGAATCTACTTTTTCCTGAATTACTTTCCCGGCAGTTTCTACCTTTGAAGCGATTTCTTTATCCAAAGCGCTTACGGCTTCTTGCGTTGCCTTTCTCAGTAATTCGTTTTTAACACCATCAACAACCTGATTCCTGATTTCTTCATCAATCGAAAATCCATCCTCTTCGATCCAGTCTAATTCCACTTCAATATTAAATTTTGCCATCTTTCCTCCTTACGCCACCTTTGCGGCGTTCGCTTCGTTAATTAGTTTTTAAACACTCAATATTCAATCCTCAGGGGTGTCTTCAAAAAAAATACAACCACAATCATGATCTATATTGAGCGGGCAACCTTTACAAGTGGTCCCCTGCGATGCGCAATGCTCTTTTATCGTTCTCAGGGCTTCATATAATTGCTTGTCCACTTATATCACCTCCTGCTTGTCCACAAGGAATTTATTGATAAAGTACTGCTGTCCCTTTCCGGTAACTTTCGGGGTTCTTGTGGTAATGTTGCAGCCGTTCCCGTCAAAGTGGCTGCTCTCCTTAATCTCAAACAGTCCTTTTTCCATGGAAGATTGTGTCGGCATGTTCCAGTCGGTTCCTCTCCGCTTAATCAGGTAGCTGTTTTCCCTCAACCACTCAAAGAGCCGTTGTGCTCCTGTATTAACTCCGTTCTGCCGCAATAACTTTGCAAGATCACCGACCAGAATTGATGTACGACTGGCAGATACCGCATCAGCAAATATTTCTTTCGGCCTCATTCGCTGCACATCTTCAATCAGTATGGACTTGTCCGCTTTCAGCTCGTCAATCTTCTGGTTTGCCATTTTTAAGGCTCTGGCAAATACCTGCTCCGGTGTGTTCCAGGCTTTTTCAAGATCAAGGAAGTACTGACGGTATATTCTGCCTTTCTCGGTCCGCTGGATCATGCAAATCTGTTTTGCCATGTCCACTGACACTTCATAGTCAACTGATGGGCGGCCTCCTGTACTTTCGCTCTTTTTTGAGCAAAAGTCTTTTCCTTCCTCAAATCCGTACTCTGCCATTCTTGGAAACCAATCTTTAAAAGCTGTTTTGATTTCCAATCCTTCGTGTAAATCCCTAGCTGATACTGTAGGGTTTTCAGATTCATAGTTGATCTGAATTATTTCGTTCAATAAAATACCTCCTTTTTGTTGCTTCCATATTCTTCCAGTCTTATAATGTACTTACAGGCTTCTAAGCCAAGTCGATTATGTACTGAGGTTAAATATGGATAATGATATAGTTATTGATAAAAAAACATATAAAATGATGAAGTATTTATACAGGAAAAACGAAGCAAAAATTTCAACATTACAAAAAAAGTTTAAAGACGATGCAAGATTATTACCGTATCTTTGCGACTATAAGTATGCTTTGTACAGGAAACCAGATGGAACTTTAACGTTTGAATCTAGCTCCATTCATCATGACGGGACATTGGGCCTTACTCTTGGAAATAAGTATGTAGAAAACAAAAGGGAAACTTTTCTCCAATGGTTTGTCCCGATCCTAATATCATGCTTATCAGCGGTAATATCTTTACTAGCTATTGCAATATCAATTTTTTCTAATAGCCAGGAAATCTTTGTTCATATCGTAAAGTGATATAAAAGCATTCCTAATATCGCGATAGTATTTATTACGGATAATGCTATTGCGATATTAACTCTCGAAAGTGCTCTGCAAGCAACTCCTCTTGAATCAAAATAGTACTCCAATACTTCTCTATATGTCGCCGGTCTATCCAATTCCATATCTTTGTCAGGCATAAACTCCTCACCTCCTTATCTCATCTGGCAAAGCACCACCGCCACCAACGCAGCAATGATGATCGCCTCAATTCCTGCCACTAAGCGGTAACGCTTGTACTCACTGTGAGCTATGCGGAATAGCCTGCGGTAGAATATACATTCCATGGCTTGTCCTCCTTTCAAAGCAGTTTAAAGTATGTACACGCTGCCACTATCAATCCGATGACCACCACTGTGGCTATAGGGAGTATTATGTATTCTGTCAGGGCCAGTGACGGGCTGTGGTCGGTGTAGTCGTCTAGGGGATTGTTTTGCATGGGTTGTCCTCCCTTCTATTATTTTTCTGCCATTACCTCTAATAACCAAATCTTGCCTACCGGAAACCTCTCTATGTGTGATTTCCAATGAGTAAACGTCCCGAGCGGAACACCGATCTTTTTCGCCAACTGTGCATTGGTAAGTTTATGCTTTGCCTTTACCGTTGCTATAAGTATCCTTAAATCTTCTGCACGCTGAGCAGAATGGCTCTTTGTCATGTAAACCTCCTTTTAAATGTGATATGTAGTCAATCGATAAGGTAATCGATTGACACGCCGAAGTGTTCAGCAAGCTTTTTCAAATTCTTTGTTTTTGGTTTGCTACGTCCCGTCTTGTAATCGCTTAAAGAAGACTGAGATATGCCAGTCGCTTTTGAAACTTGATACGTTGTCTCTCCCGTTTTTTCTAAGAGAGCAAGGTATTTATCGTACATCTGTAAACCCCCTTTCATTTAGTAGTTGCAAATACTTCGCATATGTGATATACTATTTTCTGCCAAGATAAGTACATATGAAATATTGAATACAAAGGAAATATTGAATGATTGCATTCGTAAGTGCTCCGCATTTGCTATGCACTCATACTACTACATTTTTCCTAAGTAGTCAATGTTTTATTTAGTATTTGCTAAATAATGTCGTTTTGCACAAAAAGGAGTTTGTATATGTACGAGATATTTGAGAAATTATTACAAGAAAAAGGTATTACATCATATAAGGTGGCGAAAGCAACAGGAATTTCACAAACCACTTTTAGCGATTGGAAGAGAGGAAGGAGCACTCCAAAAACTGATAATATGCAAAAAATTGCGGATTATCTTGGGGTAACATTAGATTATTTAAACACAGGAGTAAATGCGGGATCACAGCCACAGATCATGACTGAATACGAAAAAAGAATTTATGAATATGCAAAAAGGCTTCTTGCTCTTGGAATGACACCAGAAAAACTCGAAAAATTGATTGATGCAGTAGAGGATATACAAAAATAACATTGAAAGGAGAAAATGTCCTATGAAGCCAGCAACAAAGCTTCCATCAGGTTCATGGAGAGTACAGGTGTATTTATATAAGGACGCAGACGGGAAGCGGCATTACAAGTCATTTACTGCACCCACTGCAGATGAAGCAGAATATGCAGCATTAGAATGGAAATTAGGAAAGTCAAACGAGGAATCAGAGGATATCACCGTGTATCAGGCAATAACAAGATATATTGAATCAAAAGCAAATGTATTGTCGCAAAGTACAATCAGATCATATTACGGACTGCAAAAGAATTATTTTAATGGTCCGTTTGGAAATCAAAAACTATGTAAATTAAACAGTACTACCGTGCAGATATGGATTAGTGATCTATCGGTAAAAGTAAGTCCTAAGACAGTTAGAAACGCTCATGCATTACTCACGTCGTCCCTTGATATGTTCGCGCCTGATCTGAAATTAAAAACAACACTCCCAGCAAAGAAAAAGCCAGAATTATATACGCCATCTGATGAAGATATAAAAAGGCTGCTTAATCACATCAAAGGAAGGGAATTAGAAATAGCTGTGTTGCTTGCGGCTTTTGGTCCTCTACGCCGTGGTGAGATATGCGCCCTTACATCGGACGATATCAAGGGTAATATTGTAAGCGTAAATAAAAGCATGGTAAAGGGACCAGATAAACAATGGTATGTTAAACAGCCAAAAACTTACGGAAGTTATAGAAGTGTTGAATTTCCAGATTTTGTGATAGACAGAATCAAGGGAATAGATGGACGGATTGTAAAATGTACACCTGACCACATCACAAATAGGTTTAGTAGAGCGATAGTGTTTTCAAAGTCTCCACATTTTCGCTTTCATGATTTGCGGCACTATGCAGCAAGCATTATGCACGCTATTGGAGTGCCGGATCAATATATACTGCAACGTGGAGGTTGGAAAACAGATGGGATTATGAAGTCGGTTTACAGGAATGTCATTGACGCCGAATCAGCAAGACAGAATAAGAAAATATTAGATCATTTTGATAATATGCAACACGATTTGCAACACGATACCACTTAGAGCAGGTAACATATAGGACTGATAACCGGTCCGATTCCCGTTATCTGCTCTAAACCAAGACCCCAGTATTTACAAGGAATGTTGTATTTACTGGGGTCTTTGATATTTAGCATTCGTCTGTTAAGGTCATATTTTATATAAAAACATGACATTTTGTGGTTCGATGCAACACGGCGTGCAACACGAAAATGATATGTATAAAACTATGTATTTCGACCTCTTGCTTCGTTTAGAATGCTCGCAACCTCACGCATATTGTCTTTACTTAAATCATCATAAAGAATGCTGAAATTTGTCTGAGGTAGCCTGATTATTCTTATTACTTGCACCATCATATTGTATTCTTCTCTGCTTTTCGCTTCATACATTTCCCCGTAAACCTCCTTGTTTATTATGTATATAATATACCTATTTTTTTCATTTGTCTCGTCTTGAACGGTATACCGTTCACTTTTTATAATTATAATCACTTTCAATTAAATCATTAATCATTATATGCAAACCTTTTGCCAATAACTCTATAGTATCTATTCTTGCCATAGCACCTTTCCTAATGCCATGTACTGTTGATTGAGGAACCCCTGTCATTATGCTTACCTGGCGCTCTGTTAGGTTTTTAGCTTGCATATATTCATCAAGCACTATTTTCATATCTATATTTTATCATGCATTAATTTCTTCTTAATAGGAAATGTTTACCATATTAATATTGTATAATGTTGCAATTATATTTATAATAGGAAGGAAAGTTTTTATCTAAAACATTTATGAGGTGGGATATGAGTGTAAAGGGAATATCACAAACAATGTATGTCCGCAAGGCAGAAGCAAGCATAATTACATATTGGGGTAATAAGAAACTTGTTCTATATGATGATTTGAAACAAATAGATTATATGTATGCTATGAAACGCGAATCTGGATTTATTAATTTTATGAACAAGGATAACCATATTACGCAATTCAAATTTAATATAAAAGCAAATGAAAAAATATTAAAAACCGTAAAATTAATCAAAGAAAATTACCCGGATATTACAATGAACGAGAAGCATGTTGAAGATTTTAAATTATATGAGCGCTGGTGGATTACTAAACGAACAGGTTTAATTTTAATTACACTTATTATTTTGCTTTTCGGATTTAGTGGCGTATATACAGTCTATTCGCGTTATTCTGATGCAGCAATTGATAACGTTAATTTAAACAATCGCTTAGATGAGTCATTAAATGAGGACTATGTGTCTATTAATGAATCAGAGAATATGTCTTTAGTATCAGAGAAAACCGAAGCATATTCGACAACACTCACCGCCGGGCATTACTTAATAGGTACCGACTTACCCGTTGGGACATACAATTTTTATAGCAAAAAAGGGTCAGGGAATTTAATTTCAAGTGACGGAACGGTAAATGTTATTTTTGATCATAATAATGAGTCTGGTAAAAGCATTGGAATAGATAATTTCGGAACCGAAGAGATAAACAACATATATCTCTCAGAAGGTGTGTCGTTGACAGTGACAGGTGCACAGGAAATATCTGCTGGTTGCGATGATGGCTTGGTTGATTCTATGAAAGAACGAGATCAGGAAGGATTGAAGGAAATAGAAGTAGGATACGGTCAATACGGCGCTAGTGATAATATTCCTTCCGGGACTTATGATATAGAATGGATCGAGGGAAACGGAAATATTATTTGTTCTTCTAGTATTGATTCTGGAATCAACGAAATTATGGGCGAATCCACTGATGAAAGCGCCATCAATAACTCACTTATTAAAAAGTTCAGAAATTTAACTATTTACGAAGGAGATATACTTGAAGTAGACAAAATTAAAGTAAAACTTATACCAAGCAAATAAGGGAATATTTAAAAGCGGATACTGATTACAGGTATCCGTTTTTTTACCGCTTTCCATATAAAATCACTTGACCATCAGAACAAATGTTCGTATAATGTCATAAAGAGGTGATTAATATGGTAGGAATATGTGGGCTTGCGCCAGACATAAATAGGTGTCCCCATTACATTAGAGAAAAGGAAGGCTGCGGAGCTGACCATACAGGCTGCGGATTTTATCGGAAACCGGAGACTAAAGAGGAAGCAGTTAGCCAAAAAGGCCCTAAATGGTTTGAACAGTACTATAATAGGTAGGAAGAGATATGGGCGTATTTGGAATCGGGACAAATGTTAGAAAAATTGATAGCGGCATCATAAGAGGCAATACATACCCCATTGCTTGCATGGCATGGTATACCCCTGACCGCCCTCCCAGGCCGTTACTCTTTAAATTTGAAGGTGAGGACGGTATTTTACAGACGATAACTGATCTTAAAATAAGCCATACTGATTTTAAATGTTATGATGGTGAACAAGTAAATGAGTATAGGTGTGATGCGATAATCGGCGGTATACGGTTTG